GATACAATATTGTTAGCCAACATTGATGGAACTAACGCTGTTGATGCAACGGTAGAAATTAGTAACGACAATGGTTCAACTTTTTTTAAAATTGCAAGCACGATATCCGTGCCTGCAGATTCAACATTAGATTTAATTAGCAGACCCATTTATTTAGATGAAACAGATTTAATATCGGTTACAGCTGGAGCTGCAAACGACTTAGCTTTTCATGTTTCGTATGTAGAAATGGTTGATTAATTTTAAGGAGGAAAGATAATTTATGCCTAGAATAATTAAACCAGCAGTAGGAAGTTTCACAGCATCAAACATAACTATTGACTCTTCAGGAAGAGTTGTGGCAGCATCATCTGGTGCAGGCGCAGCTAATATGTTAAGAACTACAACAGACTCTAAAGATGGTAGTAAAACTTTTACTGCTCAACCGGGAACAAGTAAACTTCATTTATTTATGAGGGGAGCCGGCGGCGGCGGTGGAGGAGGTTTTGGAGGTTCACTTGGATTTTGTGGTGGCCATGGGGCTTTTGGGTTTTTTAATGTGCCAGTCTCACAACCTTTTTCTGTGCCTTACACGGTAGGTGCTGGTGGAACAGGTGGTGTTAGTCAACCACATCCACAAGTTCATCAACCAGGAAATGCTGGAACAGCAAGTAGTTTTAATACAAATTTAGTTGCAAATGGTGGCAATGGTGGTTTAAAACAACAAGGAGGTTCTCCTGGAACTCCTGGAACTCTTCAAAATGAAACTTTTGCATACATAGATGGAAATACTTTTGCAGAATCTAATTTACAACAATTTGTTCCAGAAGGAATGAGTCTTATTGTTAATGATGAAACTGACGCTCGTAATGGTCCTTTTTATGGACAAAATAATGCTACTCTAGGTCAAGCTAATTTATTTAGTATGATGCAAATGAATACAGCTGGACATGGTGGTGCGGGAGGTTCAGGCCCATCTGGTGCGTTAGGAACAAGAGCTGGAAGTAGTGGTACAGATGGCGCGGTAGTAATTTATGAGGACATAGGTTAATAAGATGGCTTATTTAATTTTTAAAAATGAAATTAATAAAGCAGGGCAAAGTTTACCTAAATCCGAAACTAGTTTTATTAGAGCTGCAAAAACTGAAAGTGATTTAAATATAGTTTCTGGAGGAAAACCACAAACTGTATCTACGATTAGTATATCAGATTCTGATTATGATGACATGGCAAATGGTAGCAAATGTTTAATTTTAACTGATGATGTACCCTCTTTTGTAGATTCACCTTATGATGGTTTTGAAGATATATCTGAAGAAGCTTTTAAAAATGAAATAGAAGATTATAGATCAAATCTTTTAAAAGTTTTAAATACAAGATCAAATCATTCTCAAATAGGTAGAGTAAGCGGTGCTTTAGACTATATAACTAATCTTGATATTTCAAGCATTACTTTCCCAACTAAAAGCATTATCTATAAACTTAGACAAGTTGATAAGTATATTAATTTAGATTGCGTATAAAACTTTACTTTTTATTATAATCATATATATTTGTGATTATAGTTATGAAAGATAATATAATAGAATTTTTATACCCTGAAAAAACAGAGTCTGTTCTTAAAGATGTTTTTCCAATTAGATCTGCTTTAAATCTACCTGACTGGTATAAAAAAATAAAACATGATCATAAAACAAGAACTATAAAAGGATGTATACCTTTTTTGGATGCATTGTCTGCTGCATACATTTTAAAAATGCCACAAGATTTTTTTATAAAACATAATTATACTCAAGGAACAAAAAAAGATTCTTCATTTAAATATGCGTACGAAAAATCAGATTTGTTTATTAATCAATTAAAATTAAATATGAACACTGGTCCTGAATTACACAATATAATTCAATTAGGAGGTAAAGAAGGAGGTTGTCCTTTTGTTGAAAAAAATAGCAACTTACCTTTTTATAAAATTTTAAATCCATTTAGAATTAAAACACCGCCAGGTTACTCGTGTTTATTCGTTCCTCCATTAAATAATTCAGACGATAGATTTGAAATAATATCTGGGATCGTAGATACGGACACTTTTCCCACTTACATAAATTTTCCAATAGTTTTAAATGGAGATAAATACCCTGTTTTAGAAACGATTATTGAACGAGGCACGCCGTATGCTCAAGTTATTCCTTTTAAAAGAGAGGCTTGGAAAATGAAAATAAAAAAAGACAACATAGAAAAAGAAGTTGGTCTTTTATCAATACAAGGAATGTTAGTTCGTGCTTATAAAAAATTATTTTGGAATAAAAAATCATGGAAATAGATAAATTTATAAAAATTTTTGATGATAGTTTTAAAATTAAAATAGTTGCAAGTTTAATAAAATTTGCTGCAAATAAAATTAATTTTGAAGAGGCATCTATAATAGGAGAAAAAGAATTAGAAACTAATGTTGTTAAAGAAATTAGAAATACTAAAATATTTAGTTTTTATCAATCTAAAACTTTAAGTGAAATACATTGGAGTCATTATTTACGTTATATAATTAAAAACTTTTACATTAGATATTTAGAAGAAAATAACATTAAGGAATCAGGAATAACAAAAATTTCATCTGTAGATATTTTAAAGTATGAAGCAGGGGGTTTTTATAAAATTCACTCAGATGACCACACAAAATTTCCTAGAATTTTAAGTGTTATTATTTTTTTAAATAACGATTATGAGGGTGGAGAATTAAATTTTCATGATCCAGTGACTAAAAAAATATATAAAACAATAAAACCAGTACCGGGAAGATGTGTAATGTGGCCATCTAATTTTATGTATCCTCATTCTGTATCTCCTGTTACAAAAGGAATTCGTTATTCAATTGTGTCATGGTTAAATTAAATTGGGAATATAAAGTAATACCTAAACTACTTAATTCAGCTGAATTAAAAGTTGCAAAAAAATATTGTATTGAAAAACATATGACTAATGACAGGTCTTTTGATGAAGTTCAAAATAATTGTGGAGACACCATGTATTATAAAGATCCTTTAATGGAGGTTTTTTTAAAAGATAAAAAGAAAATTTTAGAAAAAAATGTAGATTTAAAATTACATGAAACTTATTCTTTTTGGAGATGTTACACGTATGGTGCAGAATTAACAAAACATAAAGATAGACCCTCTTGTGAAATAAGTGTTACATTATTTATTGGGTCGGATGGGAAACATAAGTGGCCTATTTATATGGGTGATAAAAAAATAAATTTAAAACCAGGAGATGGTGTAATCTATAGAGGCTGTGATATAGAGCATTGGAGAAATCCTTACGAAGGAGATTATCACATACAAACTTTTTTGCACTATGTGGATGCTAATGGTAAATACGCTAATTTTAAAGGAGATAACAAAAATGAAAATATTGCAAAATAAAAGAGACGGATCAGGTCGAATAATATTTACTAATGATGAAATTAAAATATTAAATGATAAGGGATATTTTGAAGTAAGTGCTCTTACTTTAAAACAAATAGGCACTAATTTAGTAAAATTAGCTGCTGAAATTCACGAGTATTTACCAGAAGAAATTCTTAAGGTTGAGTCTTTTGAAAATGAGCATATAAAACTTGAAGATAAAGAAACAAAAAAGATAGAAAAATAACTCATAGATTTTAAGAAAAATCTATAATATAATCCAATTATGCTACAAAAAATAGGATTTCAGCCAGGTATAAATAAACAAATATCCGAAACCACAGCAGAAGGTCAATGGGTGGATTGTGATAATGTTAGATTTAGATATGGCACACCTGAAAAGATAGGTGGTTGGAATCAATTAGGTGGCACAGGGTCTAACGAATTAACAGGTGCGGGTAGAGGGCTTCACCAATTTATAAATAGTTTATCTAGAAAATATTCAATTATAGGAACAAATAGAATACTATATGCTTTTTCTGGTGGGGTATTTTATGACATACATCCAATTAAATCTACAACAACGTTAACTAGCGCATTTACCACGACCAACGGATCACCAACCGTTACGATAACTTTTAGTGGGTCTCATGGTATAGGCCCACAAGACATTATACTACTAGATAATTTTTCTACAATTACAAATTCTAATTTTGGTTCTTCTGATTTTGATGATAAAAAATTTATGGTTACAACGGTTCCAAATGCAACAACCATTACAATCACAATGCCATCAAATGAATCAGGATCTGGTGCAACAACTTCGGGCGGTATACGAGTCCAACATTATTATCCTGTTGGACCAGCGGTGCAAGCAAAAGGTTTTGGTTATGGATTAGGATCTTGGGGTGGAGAAGATACATCTGCTTTAACTACAACTTTAAATGGAGCATTGTTAGATGATACTGC